GTTTAGTTTCATAATTTGTTTAATGCTAAAATTTTTAGTATTTTTGAGTAAAATTAAATAAAATTAACATGAGTGTTTTTAATGGTACTTTAACAGTCTTAAAAATGGACGGAACGCAGTTAGCTGAGTTAACTAATGTTACTATGTCTATGTCATCAGATAATTTCGAAACTACTTCTAAAGAAAGCGGTGGTTATGCAGAATTTGCGTATGGTAAAAGAAGCATAACATATTCTGTTGAGGGTTTGGCAGATTTTCAAGCTAGTAACAAAGACTTAGCTGATTTATTTGCTGCATGGGCAGGTAGAACAACAGTTTCATTAGAGTGGACGAATGGAGTTACAGGGGATAAAAAAGTTACTCAAAGTGCTTTAATTTCTTCTATTGATGTTGATGCACCTATGGAAGACGTTGTTACTTATTCAGTAGAATTCCAAGGAACAGGTACTCCAACCATTGCAACAATCTAATATATGCTAGAACTAGAATTAGGCGGTAAGACTAGAACATTAAGTTTTGGGAATTACGGTATAAAAAAGTTTGAGGAGTTAGCTAATATAGACCTATTAAATGCACCTGATTTAACAGGGTTGGCAGAATTAGAAATGACTTCTAAACTAATTTATTCGGGGTTATTTGGGTATTATACAGCAAATTCAAAAGAGTTAGATTTTACTTTAGAAGAAGTGATTAAGTGGTGCGATGAAGTAACACCTGCCGACCAATACAAAGTGATAAACGGATTTTCAATTGCTTGTTTAAGCCACACACAAAGAATGTTAGATATGTTTAAAGCGTTGGCAGGGGAAAGCGAAGAAAAAAAAAAGTAAGTTGGAATGACTTGTTAGATACTGCGGTAATAGATTTAGGTTTATTACCGCATATTTTTTGGAGTTTAACGTTAGTTGATTTTTATAGATTAGTTTTAAACTTTTACTTAAAAGAAGCTAGAGAATGGGATAGAACTAGAAATGTAATAGCAATAATTCACAATACAAATGTAGAGAAAAAGCATCAAAAAAAAGTAAATATATTAATGCCGATGTGGATTGACAAATTAGAAAAAATACAAAAAATTAATAAATTTAAGTCAGATCAGGAAAAGGCAGAATTATTTAAATTACCAAAGAAATGAGCGAAAAGTTAAAAGTAGAAATTGAAGCAGAAATAAGCCAGTTACAAACTAAATTAAAAGAAGCTCAAGATGCTTTATTGAAATTTGGTCAAGAAACTGAAAGTAAAATTAAACCTATTACTTTAAAGTCTTTAACTGATGAATTACAAGCATTAACTAAACAATTTCAGAATGTTGAAATAGGCACACAAGAATTTAAAAGCTTACAACAACAAATTGAAGCTACACAAGCTAAATTAAATAGTGCCACAGGTGGATTTACTAAAATCAATTCAGGGTTCAATGGTCTTTCAAATTCTATTAACCAAGTAACAAGGGAATTTCCTGCTTTTGCATTTTCTGCACAAACAGGTTTTTTAGCATTATCAAACAACATACCGATTTTAGTTGACAATATTACTCAATTAACTGCAAAAAATAAAGAATTAGCTGCATCTGGGGAACCTACAAAAAGCGTATTTCAACAAGTTACTTCTGCTTTGTTTTCTTGGCAGTCGGCAATGAGTTTAGGTATTGCTTTAATTACTATTTACGGAAAAGAAATAGCAGAGTTTTTTAGTAACCTAGCAAATGGAACTAAAACATTAAAATCTGCACAGGTTGAAATAGAAGCTTTTAATAATGCATTAGAAAGCGGTAAATTAAGTACTGCTATTCAAGAAGTCATAAGATTACAAGCTAGTGTACAAAACGCAAAAAAAGGCTTCGAAGATGGCAATAACGTAATTAAAAAGTATAACGAAACTATTGGAATAACTACTAGACAAGCTAAAACTTTAGCCGATGTAGAAAAAGGATTGGCTGACAATACTAAAACCTATATATCTAATATGATAAAAAAGGTTCAGGTAGATATGTTAGCAGCAAAGGCAAAAGACTTAATAATTGAAAAAGAACAGCAATACCAAAAAATTGCAAAGTTAACAAATGATTTAGTTACAAGTACTGGAGCAATGACATTTGTAAATGAACAAGCATTAAAAAACGCAGTTAAGGAATTAAGTGTATTTGATAAAAACATACAAACTACTATATCATCTATGCTAAAATTAGCCGATACAATAGGGAAAGAAGTAGAGCCTGAATTAAAGAAAGCATTTAAAGATGTTAATGCTTCAATAACTCCACAAGCTGAAGAGATGGTAAAAATGGAAGGCTCTAAACAACAACAAGAGATTGCAAAAGCTTTATTTGATATTTACAAAAATGGAAAATTAACTTTAGATGAAATAGGAAATGCCTATGTAACAAATCCTTTCTTTAGAGATATGGTAGATGGCAAAATAGCAACAGAAACACAAAAAACCTACGAAGCATTTAATAAGTTAGCGATTGTTAAATTACCTGATGTTTCTAATATGGGATTCCCTAAAGATGAAGAAATAGAAGCATTAAACGCTAATGTTCAAAACTTTGTAAATATATTAGGCTCAGGTCTTACAAGTGCTTTCAATGCTGCATTAATAAGCGGAGAAAATTTTGGTCAAATTATGATTAAAATGATAGGGGATATGATTAAGAAGTTATTGGCTGCCGTTGCTGTAGCTTCTATATTAAGTGGAATAATGTCTGTATTAGGTATACCTGCTAGTACATTAGGTGGCGGTGGTGGCGGAATATTTGCTAAATTGATAAATGGTTTAACAGGCTTTAATTTTGGCGGTAAACCAACAGGGAACAAAGTTTTAAGTTCTGTACCTCAAAGGACAAACGAGGGTGCAGTATCTTTTGAAATTAGAGGGGATAAATTATATGGAGTTTTACAAAATTATAATCAAAGACTTAATTTATTAGCATAATGACATATAATTATAAATATAAAGTTGAATTTACAGGCTTAAAAAATGCAAATGCTTCTCAATTTTATTATCGTTTAGAATTTTATAAAAAAGAAGATTCAGATATAATATATGATATAATCCAATTAAAGGGAAGTTCAAATCCTTTTATATTAAAATACAATTCAAAAGAAGATTATGCTTTTGAAGCGTTTAGAGCATCAAATGCAGAAATTACATTGTTTTTTGATGAAAATACACAAGTAGAACCCGAAGAATTTTTTTCAGATACAGAAAACACTACGTTTAAAGTCATCTTAAAACTTATTGATGTTACTAATAGCACAGAAACATCATTGTGGACTGGGTTTATTTTGTCAGGCGATATAGAATATGAATGGCAACAAAGGTATTATTTAAGACTTTCGGCAACTGATAATTTAGCAATATTAAAGGAGTATAAATATTCACAAGCTGATAGATTTACAATGTTTGAGACACAATCTGTTTATGATGGTATTTCAATCAAAGATTTTGTTTGTAAATGTTTATCTTTTATTGGTTTAGATTTAGATGTAAAATTTTTATTAGAATATTATAAAGAAGAAGATTCAAAAAATGAATTATCTATGTTTTTATCTGAATACTCAGCTATTGATTGGGATAAAAGATACCCATTTGATGTATTCGAAATTTTAAATAAACTAATGACTACAATGGGTTGTATTCTTTATCAAGATAATAGAGATTCAACATGGACTATTTTAAACGTAAATTATGCTTTGACTATTGGAAGCGATGAAATTCCATATAGGCTATATGACAAAAATGGAGCAGAATTAAGCGAGGGAATTTTAAATTTACAAGGAACAATAGGTAAAAATTCTAATTATATTTGGAGCGACACAAACCAAATAATTACTTTAAAAAAGAAAATAGATGAGGTAAGAATTGCAATAAAAAACAGGCTTAAAAATCTAGTAATGAATTATGGATTTTTTCAAGGAAGCGTTGGTAGTAATGCTGATAATTGGATTGATTTTAATTTAAGCAATGCAAGTAATGTAAGCGTATATGTACAAAACCCTTATGATGACAGAGTTTTATTATATTCTGAAAAACACACAGGCGGAGGTTATCCAAATGACAAATATACATATCAAGAAATACCTTTATATAAATTTAGGGCATTTTATGATGGAAACACAGCACAATCATTTTTATTAAATGATAATTATAATTTATTTTTAAGTTTTGATTATCAATTTAGCGGAGTAAGTTCAAATATTTTATATTTTGATATTTCAGTTGTTTTTGATAGACCGAATGATGGAAAATTTTTATCAATTGATTCTAACGGAACATGGTCTACAACTACTACATTAAATAACACTTTTGGTACTAGAGTATTTAGAAAAGATACAGATACTTTACAAAATTTTAGATTATTAAGTAAAGCGACATTAGGTGGTTTAAGTTTAATTCCAAGCAGCACAAATTGGTTTAATGAAATTAGAAATGCATTTATATTAATTAGACCAATTGCAACTGTAACAGGCGGAACAGATACAGCTATTTTAGACAATTTCCAATTGAATTTAAAACCTCAAAGTTTATCAGGGCAAAGCATAATTTATTATGCAAATCAAACTACTCCATATTGGTATTCTATAAAAAATACCCCTGCCTATAAAATAAATATAAAAGAAATTAATTCAATGTACACAGGTGGGTATTATGGATCAGGTTACGATGCAGCATATTTTGAAGACTGCATAATGACAAAATATACAGATGAATTTGAAGGTGTATATTTAGATTCTTCTAATTTATGGACTAGGCAATGGCAACAACACAATGAATTAAATTATAATTATTTTGATTCTTTGACTTGTGCAAGTATATTATCTTTTTATAAAAGTACTGGGAAAAAATTTACAGGCAATGTATATGCAGAGCAAGCACCTTATGATGGTTTAGTTCCTTTTGCATTTCCTATGCATTTGGAAATTTCAGGAAACAAAAATATAAATGCTGTTTTATTAATAGAAAATGAATTTCAATCTATTGTAATTGCAGATAGTGGAACAGTAGAAAATACATATTGCGGTTCTAATTTTTTGGCTGAATTTTATGAAGTAAATTCTAAGTTTTTTATGGTTGCAGCCGAGTTTGACTATGCAACAAATAAAACTTTAGTAAATTTACATCAAGATTTTACAGACACAAAAGAATTAGGGTTTTTTGTAGGCACACTCGGTCAGTCGGGTGGGTCTATTGATAATAAATATTTAGAAGTTGGTAGTAGTTCAGGTAACACACAAGAAGAAATTATAGACGGTTAAAATGGAACGTGACGAATTAAATAAACTAACAGACCAAATGGATAAATGCTTGTTAGCAATTGATAGAATTGAGCAAGCATTGTTAGGTAACGAGTTTAACGAAAACGGAATAGTTAAACGTTTAAAAGTAATAGAGGCTAAACTTAAAAGACTAGACAAAGCGTTTTACATTCTTTTGGGAATAGTAACATGCGGTGCTTACCCTGCTGCTATTAAGATTTTACCTGCTATAAAAGAATATTTAAAATAATAATTTATGAATAAAAAACTTAAAACAAACTACAAAACCACAATAATCGGGTTTTCGTTAGCAATTTTAATGAGTTGGCAGAATTTAGAAATAGACCATCCATTTTCTCCAAAGTCTATTTTTTCAATAATTGTTTCAACTGGTGTAGCAGCATTAGGGTTTTTACTAAAAGACGATATTTTAAATGGTAGTAAATAAAAAAGGAATTGATTTAATAAAGCAATTCGAGGGTTTTAGAAATGATGCCTATTTATGCCCTGCTAATATTTGGACTATTGGCTACGGGAATACAAGAGGCTTAGATGGTAAACCTATAAAAAAAGGCGATAAAATAACAAAAGAAGACGCAGAAAAGCTACTAATAAAAGAAGTTAACGAATTTGCAAATGGTGTAAAAAAACTATTAAAGGTTAAATTAAATGAAAATCAATTTAGTGCCTTAGTTTCTTTTGCTTATAACGTGGGTTTAGGTAACTTAAAAAATTCTACTTTGTTAAAATTGGTTAACATATTGCCTAATTCTGAAGCTATTTATACACAATTTTTAAGGTGGACCAAGGCAAATGGTAAAGAACTTATGGGGTTAAAAACTAGACGTGTAGCTGAAGCAAATTTGTATTTTTCATAATTTAATTGCTAAATTAGCATAATTATAAAAAATGTTTCGCAAAGAGGATTTAATCGTTTGGAACGGAATAATCACATACTGGCAAATTTTAAAAGATATTGCCGATGTTAAAGAATGCATGTTTGCTAATGAGGAAGAAATAACTTTATATAATTCTATATGAATAGAAAAGAAATATTTGAGTCAAATATTGAAGTTTTTAATAAAGACAAAAACCAATCAAAATTTGCAAAGTTCTTAAAATCTAAATACCCTAGAGAGTTTGGTTCTTTTGAAGCTGCAAGGCAATTTGTAAAAAATTACGTTAAAGACAAACAAGAATATGAAACTACTACTATTCCTTTAACAAATGATGAATTAGACATCATTAAAGAATATCGCAGCAAACATGAGGCTTTAGAACTTGAATGTATAGAAAAGGGTATTCCAAAAGATGAAGTTAAACATTACTGGTTTAAAAGTGAACACTTTTCTTTATTTGTGGGGAATAAAACAAAACCTTTTGATTTATTTGAAAAAGAAATTTACGCATACATTGATAGTAAAAAAATAAAATACCCTGATTTAAAATACCCAAAATTTAAAGATGCTAATTTATTAGTTATAAATCCTGCTGATATACATATTGGAAAACTAGCTAGTGAATTTGAAACAAACGATCCACATAATAATGATTTGATTATTAAAAGAGTAAAAGAGGGTGTTTTTGGCATATTGCAAAAAACAAAAGGATTTGAAATTGATAAAATACTATTTATTATTGGAAATGACATATTACACGTTGACAATGCAAAAAGGACTACAACTAGCGGAACGCCTCAAGATACTGATGGAATGTGGTTTACTAATTTTTTATTAGCACAAAGGCTATATATTGAAATTATTGAAACATTGGTCCAGGTAGCACCTTTGCATATTCAATTTGACTCTTCAAATCACGATTATACGAATGGGTTTTTCTTAGCACAAACAATTTCGGCATGGTTTAAAAATAGCAAAAACATAACCTTTAATGTGGGTATTCAACATAGAAAATATTTCACTTATGGTAAAAATTTAATCGGTACAACGCATGGGGATGGGGCAAAAGAAACTGATTTGCCTTTATTAATGGCTCAGGAAGCTAGTGAAACATGGCATACATCAAAACACAGGTATTTTTATATTTCGCATATACATCATAAAAAAAGCAAAGATTATGGAAGCGTATGTGTAGAGAGTTTTAGAAGTCCTAGTGGTACTGATAGTTGGCACCACAGAAATGGCTACCAACATTCTCCAAAGGCAATTGAAGCGTTTATACATCACAAAGAGCAAGGTCAGATAGCAAGAATAACTAATATATTTTAAAATGGACGAAGAAATAGAAGAAAAAACAGACATTGATACACTTGCCGAAATAGACCTTTTTTTTAGAATGGCTATTGATTTGGAAAATAACAAATTTAATCTTTACCCTAAGCAAGCGGAAAAGATGCAATTAAAATGTATTGAATTAATTTTACAAAGATTAGAATTTTTTGAATTTGAAGAAGATTGAAGATTTAATTAAGAAAAAAAAACTCCTAGAATTGGAAATAAACAACATAAAAAAACAAATTAAGACCCTAATAGATGAAAAAATCAACAAATCTAAAAGATAAGCTAGACAAAATTTTTTCTTTATATATTCGGTTAAGAGATGCTGATGAAAATGGAACAGTCCAATGTTTTACAAGTGGTAAGTTAATGCATTACAAAAAAGCTCATGCAGGTCATTATATTTCTCGTAGGCACTTATCTACTAGGTGGGATGAAGTTAACGTACAAGTGCAAAGCGTAGGAGAAAATATATACAATCAGGGAAACGCACCTGTATTTGCAATAAATTTGGATAATAAATACGGAGAAGACACAAGTAAAAACCTAGTACTAAAAAGTAACGAAGAGTTTAAACCTACAAAAGATTGGTATTTAGAAAAAATTGAATACTATAAAAACAAAGTAAATAAATTATTAAAAAATATAAGTGAATAAAATGGTAAAAAAATCAAATATAACTCCTGAGCATTACGATTTGCCTATTAGTCCTTTAGAGTTTATTGTTAAAAACAACCTTAATTTTATTGAGGGTAACATTATAAAGTACGTTTGTAGATATAAGCAAAAAAATGGAGTTGAAGATTTACAAAAAGCAAAAGAATATCTAAACAAATTAATTGAGTTATGCGAAAAATAGTTTTTTTTCTTTTAATAATCATTTTAGTTGGCTGTAAGGCAAAAAAGGTTGAAAAGTTAGAAACTATTACAAAAGAAGTTTTTATTGATACAGGAAGCATTAAAACCATAACTTTAACAGAATATTACCCTTTTTATGATACTATTAATAAAGTATTTGTTGTTTACCCTAAAACTAAAAAAGAAATCAAAAAAGAAAAAAAAGCTATAATTAAACACAAAACAGAAGAAAAAAAAGAGACTAAAAAAGAAGTTGAACAAAAAACAATCTATAATTTAAAGTTAATTTTTTGGTTAATAGCAGCTTTAATAATTTCTTTATTTTTTAATCTAAAAAGGTTTATATAATTGCTCCGAAAAAGGTTTAAGGTTAGAAGGTAAGTAAAAGGTGTTTATACCCCTACCCCTAAAGAGATATAAACACAATACTTACTCAAGTTTGCTCGTCAAATAGGAATCGGCATGTTTTGGCTTTTGCAGGGAAGGTGTTTTTCAGCCCGTACACAAAATTTAAAAGTTTCTAGATACTGCTAGTTACAGATGGCTTTCGCCTTACCTTGTCCACCTA